TTATCGCCCTTAGCACCATCGGCTCCCGCAGGTCCTTGTAATCCCTGAGGACCTTGTGGACCCATAATATTACTACTATCAACAGCAGGCATTCCTTCTTTGCTTGCGGTCCAGCTTAGGTTACCTTCATCATCAACACTTGGCTGATAGTAACCACCATCTTCTCCAGGTTCTCCAGAGCCGCCTCCGCCAGTCTAATCTACCCATTCAGTATCATAGTCAGTATTGCTTGCTTTTGCTAAGACCTGACCTGTAGTACCACCAGCGGGGATTCCAACACCATCTTGACCAGCAGGGCCTTGAATACCTTGCTCACCCTGTGGGCCCTAAGGTCCTATTTCTCCCTGGGGTCCTTGAGGTCCCTATGGACCAGTTAAAGCCTCTAATTGCTCTTCTGTAAAATCATTATAGGTAAATGCATCACCTTTGTCACCCTTATCACCCTTATCTCCTTTTGGACCTTGAGGACCTGTTAAATCTTCAAGTTGCTCAGGAGTAAAGTCTGCATAAGTGAATGGATCTCCTTTAGGACCCTAGGGACCAATATCACCCTTGTCGCCTTTAGGACCCTGCAAGGCCGCAAGCTATTCTGGTGTAAAGTCATCATAAGTAAATGGCTCACCTTGAGGACCAGGAGGGCCGGACTCACCTTTAGGACCAGTAGGACCAACAAGAGCAGCAAGTTGTTCCTCAGTAAAATCCTCGTAAGTAAATGGATCTCCCTTATCTCCTTTGGGGCCAGGAGGTCCTTGTCTAGGCACATTAGCAGTACCACTCAATACTTCTCCTGTTTTAAGAGTTCCATTTATAGTAAGTCCAGGTGTGATTGTTGCCTCTAATGTTTTACCATTTAAAGTAGACATCACACAGTCACCTCACTTCTGATATAAAACCCAGATGGCTCTATAACAGTAAAAATCTCACCAGCTGCTGTATTTACTTGTACGTCATAATAATATTTACCTACTTCTTGTTCAGCTGTATCTTCTGGTTCAATATAGAACATTTCTCCAACATTTACAGTTTTGGTAAATATATAATCAGTTGCTTCTGTATCTGTTTTTACAGATAAAGTAATTGTATCTCCTTTGAATGGCTCATAAGCTGTGCCATCATCAAAAGTCACATCAACTTGGAGATAAGCGGTATCTCCTTTAGTTAAATAAATATTTCCATCTTCAATTCTAAGCATAATCTCACTCCTTATAGCCAATAACATTACTGCGGCAGTTAGGGTGTATGGGTGGATAATTCACGCCTACCTGGGCATCTGCAAAAGAAAATATCTTTCTATTCAAATGCCCGCACTCGTCACAAGTTCTATTATCTGTGGCTGTAATAAATTGATATTGAGTGTAACCCGCATCAAGATAACCTCTCATTGCGGCCTGATTCTAAATATAATTTAATTCTGTTCTAGCTATTCTATCAGCACTAGATTGAGCCACGCCAAATCTCTCCCGCAATCTTTTATTTAATTGTTTATGGGATTTACCTTGGACAACACATTCAATTACACCATCTTGTAGCTCTTGCTGGAGCTGTGTCTTCTGTAGCCAAATTCTATCTGAATAGCTCTTACCATCATTACACCATATTCTTTTAATTGCCTCTTCTGCTATGTTTCTATTAATCAAAGCCCATTGATTATTGCCAGTAATCAATTCTCCGGTCTAAAGAAATAAGTCGATCATTCCACTATCAAGAATATTAATTTCTTCTAAACCTAATTGGGTTAATTGCTGATTGATTGAGGCATTAAGCTTAAATAACCTATCATACTGCATCAGTTGAGCATAGTTTAACTCCCCGTCCGCAGTTAAATCCAAATATAAGGCCAAACACTCAGCAATTACATTTTTTGCACATCTGGTATAAATTTTTCCTAGCTGTTTCTCAATAAAATTTGTTGAATTGGTTAGAAGGTTTTTCTATTGTTTTATTTGTTCTTTCTGCCAATAATTCATTCTGTTTCCTCATCCGTATCAGATGTAGAATTACTAGAGAAGCTATATAGCTCCATGTTTCTTAGTTTACTCTCTTCAACCATTTCTAACTCTTTATCAATATCAGAAACAAAAGGAAGCAGACTTAAGAGGGTACGATCACTTACTGTGCCCTTTAATGTATTTACTAGATTTGCGGTTTCGGCTAGGTCAACGGGCAAGTTTCTTGTAAATGTAATCTCTACATCTCTCCACATTTGCTCTCCACTTGTCAAATTAAGAATCTCGCAAATCAGCTCTAATCTCTTTTGAAGAGCTTTAGTCATATTTGCGGCAATGGCGCCCGCAGTATTCTCAAATCCAAGTAATTTATACTTCATAGCCACGCCACTAGAAGTACCAAATGCTTCATCTGTAAAATCAGGGCTATTGCTAATCTTATGGATTTGTTCATCAATATTAGTAAGCATATTCTCGATTTGAGTATCACTAATATTTTTATTTAAGAAGCTAGCATCTGGATCTACACCCTGGGCCGCATATGGTAATACAATTACTCTCTTTTCTTTCATTTCAGCTACATCATCTGCGGTGGCCGTTACATTCTTTAATACTAGATATGCGTCACAGAAAGCCTCGAAATCATCAACTTCACTAGATAAAAGAGTATTATAAGCGTCTTGCAAACCCATAATCTTATCAAAAATACTCTTCTCTTCTGGATTAAGAGAAAAAACAGTAACTGGCACTTGATGATAAAAATGCTGCTCTTCTCCTATAAATCGCAGAGTAGTAAAACCAGTATTCATAGTATAATGCTCAATTCTATCAGTGTAGTAGATATCTACATTGTAACCATTAGAGACATCAAACTAATCTATAGGGTAGAAGCGAATGACGCATAAGAGATTTTGATTCAAGGTATTATCATACACCGGGATACACTATCTAGTATCCAAAACCTTGAATCTTTGCTTTCCATCCTCGTCAACATAGTTGATTTCAAACGATCTACCATAAATCAATGCTTGTTTAAGAAGCTCACTATCCTCAGTCCGCACGTCATTATAGCTCAATATATCTACAATAGCTGAAATATCATTGGGAGATGTATAAGTAATATCCTGCCCCGTCAAATACCCCTAATAATTTCCAACAATAGTGTAGCAATAGTTAGTTACTATTCTATTACATGGCTTTGTTGGGTCATTTACCATCTTTCTTAAAATAGCCTAATTGCCTTCATAATAATTAAAATATTTTTCTAATCTAGGAGATTCATATTGCACAAACTTCTAGATAAATGTGATAATCTTCTCAAAAGTGAGACTATCAGTTAAAAAAATCATGTTTTTTCACCTCTTATAAGCCTAAAAGTTTCTTATCAAAACTTCCAAGTCTATTGTTTACATATATATCAGAATAAGCATAACCTAAAGCATCAATAGCATGAGAATACTCGTGAGTTGTATTTTCTGTATATTTGCTGGTTTTCTTATCCTTAATATAACTAAAGTTTTTCATTTCTCTTATTAAATTCTAACAAGAGGAATGGATAATGATTTCATGGTTCTATAAGAAAGTTAGGCGGGAAGCCACGCTATTAGGCCCTTTAAGACATGGTAAAGTATTGAATCCTTTCCGTCTAAAGAAATCTATAGATCTAGGCTCCGCACTATCCATATAACACCTAGCCTTTTTGCCAATTAACTTTTCCATGCGGACGGCCACTTCATCGAGTTGACAACCTCTCTAATAGAACTCTCCAATCACATAAATTCTATTATTTGCTCTATCATACAAACTAGAAATTATAGTGGTTGGATCAACATATCCTAAGTCTGAGCCACATCTTAATTCAAAATTATTTTTCAGTAACTCATTAATATCAAAACTTTCCTCTCTCCAATTCTTGAATACTAATCCCTCTTCCTCAATACCCCATTCTCCTAAACCATAAATCCGCCACTTAGCTGGATTTCTATTCTTTAAACTTCTAACATTTTCCTTATAAACTTCACTTAAAAAGGGATTATCTTCAAAAGTTGAATGGATAAATATACTATCCTCTGGAGGATTAACAACAGAGAAGTTGTATAGCCAACTATCTTGACTAACTGGGTTCCAAGCCAAAATAATTTGCTGGTTTGGCTTTTTACCTCTCATACGCAAGTTTAACTGCTCTACAAAGTCTTGCTCTACATCAAATGCTTCTTCCACAAATATACAGCTAATATCAGCAAGAGAAAGAAGTTTGCCCTCTCTATCCAACCCAATAAAAATCATCTGACTGCCGTTTGGGTAGACTATAGTCATATTAGTCTAGTTTATTTTGACTAGATCATAGATCTTCCAATCTATTAGCTATTGTTTAATTGCGGCAAAGGTTGATTCTCTAAGACTCTCGGCAGTTTTACGGCAAATAAGAATGCGGATGCCTGGGTCTGTGAGGGCTCTTATGATAAGTTTCTGCTGTATAAAAATACTCTTACCAGAACCAGCTCCTCCCATATAAAATTCCCATCTATGAGAATAGTCTAATAAATATGGAAAGAATTTAGGTACAAATAATTCAGGAGATAGATTTAATTCAATCTTCTCTATAAAACGTCCAACCTTTAGTTTTTTTACCTTGCTGGATTGCATACCCTATAGAACTTTTAGGCACGCCAGTAATCTATTCTCCCTCTCTTTGTGACCTAAATGTATATTCAGTTCCAGTAGGACTAATTCCATGTATTAATCCATATTTCTTGACAATAGTATCTCTTAATTTATCTACAACTTCTGTTCTACCTAGATCCTATTTAGCCACCCACCGCAAATTCCGCACATCATTATTACTTTTGTCATTATCTATATGTTCAACAATAGGAAGATGGTCTAGATTAGGCAAGAAAGCTTCCGCAACTAATCTTGAGACTATAAAACTCTCTTGCTATCCATTCTATTGCAGTCTTACACTATTATTTGCGGTTGATAGGTACTTCTTCTCTACATAGCTATATATTCTTCCCCTATTGCTAACCTTATAGGGCCAGTTAGGAATATCTCGCCAATCTTCTTCAGTTTTACTTCTATTAACCGCTTCTACATAAGTTGCCATAATCCATAATTCCTCTCGTTCCATTTTAATCCTCCTTTTCTATATTAACACTAATTACAGTTGTATTATCTGTATCTGTCTTAATATTTTTAGTTTGAAGTCCCATTTGTTTCTATAACAAATCTAAAGCCTTTAATTGGATTTGCGGGGTGTAGTATTCATCGTTCTTTTCAGCAAACCCCATCTCCGCCAATTTGATAGCTACTTTTTCTGCATTGAGGCAGAGACTATCAAAGACTTGCTTTTGGATCTTTACTACCAAATCATGCACTTTAGGGTTTTTTAGTAATCTGCTAGCAGAAGTCCCCGCATATTGGCGTCTCTCTTCTGGTAAATCATAAGCCTACATATAAGCCTCTGTAGCAGAATATCCTCCCGCATATAATTCAACAAATTTAAGTTGTTTCTGATTCAGGTTCTGTGGTCCCGTTTTCTCCATATAATCTCACCTCAATCTCTTCTATTCTCTTATCAATAGCAGAAAGTTTGTCAATCAAGGCTCCGTGTACTTGACTATCCATCAAATAAGTCATGTTTTGCGGAAAGACCATCCAACCATGTAATGGATGGTATACCATATTGAGTCCTCTCTCCTAAAGAGTTTCTGTTAAAATCTGCGGTACCATTTTATTAATATCGTCCATAGCTATTACCTCCTGTCATATATATATAAAAAACCAATTAGTATCTTTATATCTAATTGTCCAAAAAATTTTTTAATTCTTGGTATGTTAAATTCTTAGCCTAACTATTCTGTTTATACTTTCTATAATTATCAAGAGAAGGGATTTGTAGGTTTAATATAGGTAATAGCTTATTAATTGCGGCCGCCTCCTCAAACCCCAGTTTATCGTCATCTTCATCTACATATTCTAATACATCAAATTCGATTTGATACCCTTCCTACCTCAGCTTCCGCAAATACTAATATTTCTTGCTCTTGGTATCATAATCTATATTATACATATGGCTTGCTATTCTATGTAGCATATTTTTACTTTTACCAACATAGACAATCTTACCGCAAACTTTTATCTCATATAATCCACTTTTATTATACTTTATTTTTTGGCCAGCGTCAATAATTTGCTATTTATTTTCATTTACTCTAGCCTCTATAAATTTATTCTCCATGCTAATCTCTCCTTATTTTGAGCATAAAAATACCCTAAAGTTATTGAGAAACTTTAGGGTTAATACCTTTTCAATCTATGGAGAAACATCCAAAACTTGATACTTATCGTATAATAATATATATACGGATCAAGTTTTGGATGTTTCATTTAAAATTGGTCTGTAGCCTCATCAATGCTAAAAAGCTACTCTATAAATTTTTCTAATTTTTTCAGATTTGTTGGAACGTGTAAATAAATCTTGTCACCCTCGTTCCGTACAAACCAATCGTCTCCTTCTTCCAACTAACTTTTCTCTAGCATCTCTTTCCATTTCAGATCTAAAGTGTATCTACCATAAACATTATCCTTCATCCTTATTCTCCTCCAAATAAAGTTTAGTCACATTTACTAACTCTTCCAATAACTCTCCATGCCAGGCTCCAAAAGTAAATGAGTAACATTTATAAAACTTACAACCAAATTTGCTCCAAACTGCGGAAAACCAAGATTTCCCCAATTCCTTCTTATCCATACTCTAAACTTTCTAATTACTCCAAAACTCTCTATTAAACTCTTTATATCTTTCTAAATCCTAATCTTGATCATCTAATTCTGTTCTAATAACCTACCCATCAATAGATGAAGAACTCCACCAAGTAAAATTATTTTTATCTTTAATAAGAGTATCTTCTCTTATTAATTTATAAGTCCATCTCTTTAAAGTTGATTCACTTACTTCAATACCATAAACCTCTTTTAACCATTGGCTTCTTTCACTCCATGGTCTACAATCAAAATCTTCTTCTTCTAATAAACAATAGACAAAGATAGCAAAGTTAAAAGAGTCTACTCGGCTATCAATCCCCAGTAACCCACAAAGGTAAGGAATTTTTTCTTCTGCGGATTGCGGAACCCAGGTAATTGCGGTTTGGCCTCTCTTAGGGAACGAGTAACCATTCTTATCAAAGCCCATATTGTCAAGTTTATTCCCTATATCTCTCTTTAAATGGCTACTATTAGGGTTTACCGCAATTAAAATGGCTAAATCTTTATTTTGGTAAGTCTATTTTTCTACATAAATCAAGCCTCTTTCTCCCTCTCCGTAATATATTCTAAGCAAATCTACCATACAAGTTGACTTACTTTTCCATTGGTTTCTTTTTTAGCTAGTTTTTCTAATTTCTACTTTTCTTCTTTTGTTACTCTAAAAGTAACAGTAAAATTTCTAGGATTTTCTTTTACGTTCATTGTCATTACTCCTTCTGTCGCGTAAGTGTACTTTTTAATTTAAAAAAGTAGTAGGGCAAGATGCTTGGCTTGCCCTACAATTTAGAGATAATAGGAGTAAATAATTAAGGCTAAGTAACTTGACTAGTGCTTTTACCTTTGCATTATATATAAAATTTTAAATCAAATGTTTTATCCATTTGACCCAAAATTTTTAAAAAAATTTTAGATTGGGAGAGGCACCATACCTCTCCCGCTCAATGAGTCGCTATTGCAAAAATACAATATATAGTGAGAAAAAGGAGGCAAGGGAGGTCGTCGCGCAACTATCACCAGGAGAAAGGAGTAGATGATTTATCTGTTGGCTCTTCCCTCACCTTCTATAAATATTATAGCAAAAAAAATTTTTTAGGTCAAGGAAGAAAGGTAGTACCTCTCCTCCCCGACCCAGAGGAAATATAGCTATGGCATTATATATGCAATTTTATTTAATTACTTGAATTAGAATTGCCCTGGTCATCTTTCCTAGAGAAGTAATAGGTAACAATTACCAAGAATGCTGTCATAAAGTCTGCGGCGACGATGACCCCTGTGACTGCTAAGATAGCAAACACAACTGTAAAGATCAAGGTTACTAGAGACTTTACGTTAAGCAAGGCCGCAATCTTATTAAGAATCTTTTCCATTCTCATTCTCCTTTACTCTTGTTTTCTAAATCGTGTATTCTCATCTCATGACTTTGAGTGATCTTACTTAATTCTTCTATATCCTTTGTAATCTGGTCTAATCTATTTTCATCAAAATTTACTTCCATTCTTAAAGCCTTCATTTCAGTGCAGAAATTTAAAATTGGCTTACCTACAGTTAAAAACAACCCTACTATTGCTATTAAAACTGTAATTACTGTCCATTCCATAGAAACTCCTCCTTTCCGATTAATCCTCCTATTATAATAAAAAATAGAATAGGAGGATTAATCAGTCTAGGTTATTTAAACGCAAAGTTATAACCTATATTTCTATTAATGCTACCAACCGCAGACGCAGACAAGATATTTCCTTGCCTATTTACATAGTAAATAAGTCCATTTACCCTAGTTCTTGTGAGGAATCCTCTGTTAATAGTTCCCGCACCATTCAATCTTCTTCTATCAGAAGCAGTCTCAAAGTGTGGATATTTAGTACCATCATTCAAGCCGAGAGAAGAGTCTCCTAATTCATCAACAGACAATGGGAATACTCTCCAAGTAGTCTGAATATCATTATTAGGCTTAGAAACAGTTTGAATGTGATTTCTAAGGGTTTGCGGGAGCCCAGCTTCAAAGGTTTCACAAAGCGTGGCTATATCATCAAACGAATCAATATCACTAGAGTTAGATACATATCTGACCTCAAATGTCAATGTACCAGCTCCATCTATATCAGAACCAATACAGAGAATATTTGCAGGAATTGTAGGGGCAAAGTTACCAGAGTTAAATCTTTTAGTCTTACCAACTAGCGCCGCTCTCTCTTCCGCAGTCATATCTGCTATTGCTGCACTTAATTCATCAAGCCAAGTAATATCAACGTTTGAAGTTTCAGTGCCCCAGTCCCATCCAGCTTCCGCAACCACATTAATGGTAATCTCAGAAGAAGCTAAATAATTATCTCCCTCAGCCACATAAATAGCGACTGTAGATGTTTCTTCTATTGCTGTATCAAGACTGAGAGTTACAGTATTATTACTCTGATCGACAGTAGCATTTACATTACTAGAAGAAGGAGTTGCTACTATATCACCATCAGAATTTGTGGTAATATTGATAATAGCACTTAAGACCTCGGTAGTAAAGTTTACTGTATAGGTATCCGCAGAAATAGTAGCTGCGGCCTTATTAACAGTTAGAACAAAAGTCAATCTGTCTGTTGTTCCATCTGCCCACTGGTTTACATCAGTATCTGACAAATAGACATATACATTTCTAGTACCAGCATTAGTAAGAGAGTTAGTACCAACAGACATATACAGGTCATTAAAGTTATTGAAGATAATAGACTTTGCTGTACCATCGTATGTGAATGTATCCTGAGCCGCAGTAGGCTTGGTGACAGATCTCTTAGAAACGGAAACATTATAAGAGAAGGATTGATTTTCCCAAGTTACATTAATAGTCTAACTATCTGTAATTGTAGTTAATATAGTAGGACTATACACAATTCCTTCTGTTATATCTGTAGTAGATCCATCTGAATAATGTGCTACAATCTTTCCTCCCGTTGTATCGAGAGTATCTCCATATTGATAGCTAGTCTTAGTAGGAGCCACAAAGGAGTAACTAACAATAGAAGGATTAACTGTAATATCTAAAGTAGTCTAAACTGTAATATCATCTTCTGTGTATTGGATAGTTATAAATGTCGTATCATCAGTAACAATAGTAGGTGAATATGTGTAGTTGCTGACTACCATAGAGGTAGAGAATGGTGGATTTGTGTAGTATGCCGTGACCACCATTCCCGTAGGATCAAATTCGTCTCCATTTGTATAAGTTAATTTGTCTGGCGGAGTTGTGACCCCTAGAGACGATAAAGTATATTCAATAGTTCCACCAGATATAGATAAAATAGCTTCAGGCATCTCTGCTGGAGTAAATGTGTTAGTAGAGCCGGTCTTTACACGGATCGCCGCAGCTATAAGTTCTAAATATTCTCTTTCAACTAGTACATTAGCCATTAGAATTCCACCTCATTTACTACTTCAATCTCAGCTAAGGCATCGTCTATCATAGATTGTACCTATTGTTGGGTAATAGCTTTGGCCTCTACTTCATCAATAGCAGCTTGAACATTTGTAGCTGTTAATCCAGATTCCGTATTACTATATGGTAAATTACTTGCACCAATGTCAGCTAACTGTTGGATAATCATATTATTAATATCAACAGAAGAAGGAATTTGGAGATTATCAATCCTATTGTTTGCGGCGGTTACCCCTGCAGATGCGTTATTGGCAGTAGCTAAAGCTGTTGAAGCATCATTTGCCGCAGTAGAAGCGGTTGTCTGTGCATTATTTAGTAAAGCCTTTAGAGCCTCAATAGCTGCTTGTACTGTTGTTGCATTAATTTGGGTAACAGTATCATTGTAAGAAATCTATGAAGCTGTACCTGGTGCAGTCTCCAATGCTTGTCCAGTAATATTAACAGTAGTGCCGGCTGTCATTTCTTTATAATAAGTAAAGTTACTAATAGTACCCATTACAGTTAAGAAATATTCTTTAGTACCAGATGTAGTACCACTATATCTTATAGTAACAGTATTACCATTACTCATTTCTGCTCCAAGATTGACTAAACCTCCGTCCACAGTTGAAATCATCACCTATGGCATATTATAAGTAGTATATTCAAATGTGAATGGTAAAGTTACTGTTGCAGACCCAGCCGAACTTAAAGATAATGTTAGAGTAGGAGAATTGAGAATTACAAATGAAGTATCATCTGTACTAGCCATATATACTGGGAATTGGTAATATCTCCAAACCTATCCCTAATCTGAATATCTACCAGTGCTTACTGTTCCATAAAGAGAAGTGGTAGCACTTGCTTCGATTGGAGCAGGAGTGCCTATACTATCAATCTACTCAACAAGAGAAGTAATAGTCGGGCTGGACAGAGTACCTTGGACATTTACATTATCATGGAATATTGTATTCCAAGCAACATCCATTTGGTCATCCGCAGTGGCTCGCATTCCGATTCCTATTCCACTCCCACCGTTTCTAAAGTCCATAAAGACTTCTCCAGATAAGACTGAGACACTTGGTAGCTAATAAGTCAAACCAACAAAGTCTGTAATTGTACCAGATAATAGGAAACTCAAATCAATACTCATATTATTTAATGTATAACTTCCACTACCAGTAGCAGATGTTATAGCAATAGTATTGGAGTTTTCACTATCATAAGCAATTACTAAAGAGCCTGCGGAAGTGCCGCTATTATAACTCGTTTCACCATAATCTACGGGTGAGATACTCCAAGAATACTCAACTTTAATATTTGTGCCATTAACCTCATCAGGGATCCCGGCCGCATCTACTCTATAAGCAGAGATTTGGACATTTGGCTGAGAATATAGGTAAGCCCTCATTTGTGCTATTGTTGTAGTAGTATCTTTATCATATACAACAATTTCCTATTCTTCACTTGTTCTACCAAAGTTATCTGTTACATAAGCAAATACTTTAAATAGCTGTCCTTCTGTATATGGGACAGTTGTGTATGGGCCTAAATTAAAGGTTAGATTAGATTGATTTAGTATCTACACCTAATCTCCAAACAGAATACTAATTGTTAGAGCAGGGTTAGCGTAGGATTGACTGGTACCACTCCATACTACAGCGAAGTAATCCGATCTGTTAGCCAAGACCGCATTTACACTGTTATGATTATAGTATTTGCGGAGAAGGCTAGTAGAAGCTAGACTAGGTGTCAAAGTAGGGTCAACCGTACATTCTACACTAGTAGAAATTAGTTGATTACCATCTGAGAATTGTCCATTAATATAGAAGAAGTCGGCTACATTAGTTGCTGTTGTTGAAGGTGTAAAAGTAATATAAACAGGCATTAAACCTGTAGCAGTAGTCATATACTGCTCTAGTGAAGATGGAAGTGTTACTGTAGCTCCATTAGAACTAATTGCAACGCTCTAAATTACATTAGTAGATACTCCCATAGCAATATTTACTTGAGTTACCGCAGTAGAAGGTACATCATCGCTTCCCTTAACGGTAATTGTATCTGTTCCAAGTTGAGCAGGAGTATTAGAAAAACTGTAACTAATTGTGTTACCAATAACCATTAATGTCTAAATATCCTGACTACCACCTGCGGAAGTTAGATCTATAGTGTCGCTAATCGTATATGCTTTAGTATCAGCTTCATATACATAATTTTCATCTGGTACTAAATCATCATTATCCTAAACTATAGTTACTTTATAGGATTGGATACTTTCTTCACTATTCACATCAAAACTACCAATCTCATAATATCTGATCGCATAATCGGTATTAGGAGCAAGTACTCTATACTTAGGAACTTTAGACTTTCTATTAAGAACTCCATTAGTATATAAGAAACATCTAGGATAAATAATAAGTCCATTTCCCCCTCTTGAAGTAAAGGCGTAATAGAGCTTATATGAATTATTAGATTCTGGAGATAAAAGGAATTTACCTCCAGTATCTGTTGTGGAATTAATCCACGTCTACTGATTAGCATTATAATATCTAATCATTAAATTTCTTTCTATATCATCTGAATATCCCGGAGCTAAGAGAGCGCTAATCATATCTCCTAGCGGGGATGTCAGCTTGATACAATCATTAAATAATGCCATAACCTTATTCCTCCCATACAATACTTAAATTTCCTGTAGCCTATGGTTTAAATACATAATGACCTATTCTCAATCTATTATCAATTATACCATTAGTAATAGAGAATGTATCGCCGTTAATATAAGCTACTTTATTTGTACCATTATAAAATCCCATTTCATCAGAAGAGATTACTGTTTTTAAATTTGTACTATTACTACCAATAGTAAGACCATTTGTAGAATCAAATTTCAGGAACTCTCCATACATAGCAATTTGTGCATCTGTATAATCTTTACCCTCTTGGATAATCTAATTTAAACTATCTGGATCAAACATACCAATAGTAAGAGAATTAGCGGCTATTTTATCTGCGGTGATGGCGTTAGTGGCTATCTTATCAGATGTAATAGCATTTGCCGCAATCTTATCTGCGGTGATTGCATTTGTCATAATTACATCACTGGATAGAGAGCCAGACATAATCTCGTCAGCGGTAATAGTCTTATCTGTTAAACTGCCGCCGTCGATAGTCTCTTGAGATAATTGCGGAGTTCCATTAATTTCATTTAACGTAAGCACTATAGATTTAATAGTTCCATCTTCACTTTGTCCAGTAATTAACAATCTCTCAGTCTCTAAAGTACCAGTTTTAATTAATCCTGCATCTAATTCTAAAATCTTTGCACTAGTAATACTAGCATCCTGAATTTTTGCGGCTGTAATTGCGGCGTCCTAAATTTTAGCAGAATCAATAGCAGCATTAGCTATCTTTCCATTAGTTACTGCTAAGTTAGCTATCTTACCCTCAGTAACCGCCAAATCCGCAATCTTACCAGTAGTTACAGCTAAATTATCAATCTTAGCACTAGTGATTGCCGCATCATCAATCTTGGCCGCAACAATAGCAGCATCCTATATTTGGGTTGTACCTATAGCTGCGTTAGCTATCTTTGCTGTTGTTACAGCTAAATCTTGGATTTTACCTGTAGTAATTGCGGCGTCTGCGATATGAGTAGAATCGATGGTAGCTAATGCAATCTTAGCACCTGTAATCTCGCCGTTACCAATCTGAGCATTTCCGATTGCTCCGTCCTGAATCTTTGCTCTTGATATTGAAGCATCGGCAATATTAGCTTCTGTAATTGCGGCTTGACCAATTTTAGCATTTGTAATTGCGCCGTCTTGGATATTAGCAGATCCAATAGAAATCTGATCTTCAATCTCTTCTATTGTTAACCCTCCGCCACCTTCAACATCAGACCAAGTAACATCATAGTCAGTGTCACTATTCTTTACCAAAGCCTAACCTTGAGTACCACCAGCCGGCAATCCACTTGCATTTATATCTACTTTAGAACTATCAATTCTTCCATCTTGTGTAGTTACTAAAGATACAGTCTCAGCAGAGCTAATTGTACTGCTTACATAAGTAACAAGAGAAGAAAGATTTGTAGATAAAGTACAAGTATTACTTTCTGGAGATTGCGGGTAGGACTGCATAGAAACTATACGGTGTTTTTCATTAGTCTCACCAGTCTTACTCTTTAGCCATATAGTATCTCCAATATTATAATCAAATACATCTAAACCAGAAATTGCGGCTAGGTCAATTACCGTGGCACTATAACTTTTAGTAGGTTTAGCCAAGGTTTCTAATTTCTCAATAGCGTCATCCCGCAAGCTCTCGGCCACTGTGTATCTATTATCTTCCCAATATATAGCAATAACTTTATTTGAATATTCGTTATTGTCTACGTAATCTTTACCATCATTTACGCTTGCTATTGTTAAACCATTTGCTCCTACTGGATAAATACGGGTTACTAAATCATAAGTGTCGCTATTTACAGATAAGGAGCGGAGATTTAAATCTTCCATAAAATAGGCACCTTTATCTTCACCTATTTTATCGTTAAATACAATTACCTTATTTATGGCATCTATCGAAATTTCTGCCATATATAAATCTAAAGCACTTTGGATTATATCCCAAATACTTTTCTATGTCTATCTTAAAGTTCTTTTCTTTTGGATGTTACTCTAAACAGTCCATCCACTCTCAGCTACATAAGAAAGAGCCAACTGAATACAGGATAGCGGAGTCTTTTCTACAGATTCAAAGTTCTTTATTGGAGTGCCTTTTAATTCCTCTACATTGATAACAGCAACTACATTAACCATGTCACTACTTGTATCAATGCTAACCTCTTTAATAATGAACTCGTTATCTGGGGTGCGGATGTAGTATTCCTCTCTTATCCTATCTAATTCAGTCCGAGGCATGCTAAAGCTGATCTAAGTCTCACCATTCACTTCCTCACTAATGCATAGCCCCTAGTAATGAACTAAGGGCTATATAGCATTGTGGGATGTATCATATACTCTAAGCATTACATCCACCTTCCATTATACGCAATACTGATAGTTGGGGTGCCGCTTCCGATATATAGAGTATTAGAACCTCCCTTAATTACTGGGAAACTCCAAGCCTCATAATCTTCAATTTTATTATCTCCATCGGCTGTAATTGTCCCTTTTTCACTATCTATAACAATAGCAATATCAGTTGACATAATATTTTTAATTGGATAAGAAACTCCATTTATTGTTAAATCCATTTCCAAATAACCCATATCTGGTGATATAGTAATTACACATGGAACTTCTTGATTCCCTTTTGCGGTAAATGTCCAAGTCTCTCCCATTGCCATTGTATGACTAAGAGTTTCTCTATCTGCAACCTTTACTCCTTGGAAACTTACCGTTACAATTCTAGCCATATGATTAATCCTCTCATCATCTGCGGAAGTGACCCATCCATCTATTCCCCAATCGCATCCTTCTACTTTAACCAGCGATTTTTGCATGGCCGCATATAGATTAGAGCAATTAGCTTCAAGATCGCCTAAGTCATCTCCCTCAACTAGAATTGAATATTGAGCTGTGGTATATTGTACTGTCTGCTCAAAGAAGAGAGGTTGGTGAGCCCCTCTCAGCCAATCACTATATGTGGTGACTGTGGAATACCCATAGTCTACAGACAGTAATACAGCATCAAAAGTAGAAATGCTTGTGCCATTAACCGTCATATTCATTATAAGCTCACCTTCCTCTTGATTAATTTACCAGCTTCGGTCATGAAGTAATCAATATCCTGTTGATTTGCAAATTGATAACTTCCATTGAAATTAATTGTTGTATTATTAACAGTACCAGGATTCTGTCCTTCCATAATCTTCTGATACTGATTAGCTTGTGCGGCGGTCAGTACCTATTCGCCTTTATGGAGCTCGGCTATATACCCATCATAGGGGACTTCCCGCAAACCAGTTCTGTGAGAACCCCTTACTTTATCTTTTACCCAAGATACAGCATTAGATACAGTATTTCTTAAACTGCTAACAGCATTGTCGGCCCAGCTAGTAACGCTATCCCAAGCGTTACTTAATCCATTTTTGAATGTACTAATTACATCAGAAGCAATATCGCTTAAATCTGTATCTTCAAGCAGCTAGGTAATCTCGTCCCATTTATCTTCTGTCTAACCTTTAGCATCATCCATCTCGTCGGTAATAGTTTGATTCATTTCCTCAAATTTTTCTTGAGTATCATCAAGCATACCTTGCTGGATTACGCCAAACGCATCTTGTAACTAAGATAGAGTATCTTCCGCACCCGTAGCACCTTCATCAGCATTTTGAAGAATTGTAGCACAGATACTTTCAAATTTCTCTTTAGTCTCGTCATCACAGTCTGTTAAGTAAGTATCAACATACCCACTAATCAATTCAAACTGTTCATCGACGTCCATAGCGCCCTGTTCAGCATTGTCTACTATTGTTTTAGAAATTTCAGTCCAGTGTTTTTCTGCATTTGTTAAATTCTCTTGAAGATCCTTTAACATTTGCTCTTTCATTTCTTTACTGGTCTTTTCAACTTCTTCTTGAGAATCGGTAAAGTTACCAGTAATAACTCCCTTAATTCCTTCCCATACCTCATCAGTATTATTAGTAATTAAGTCCCAAGCATCAGACAGTGTATCACCAATAGTAGAACCAATGTTTCCTATTTTATCAAAGATGCTTTCTTCGTTATCCTCAATGCCTTCTTGTAGACCCTGCATCATATACTCGCCTTGTTCTGCCATAACAGTAGAAGGAGAGTTGATACCAAACAGGCTCTTAATACCGCCTACGATACCATCAAAGATACCAGTAGCCAAATCCCATAGCATACCTGGGAGTTTAGGAATCAGAGATAATAGACCGTCAACAAGAGAACCGATAATTTCTACACCAGTTTCAAAAATATCTGGCAAGCTATCCATAATACCAGTTACTAAACCGGTAATGATTTCTGGTACTGCTTCAATTAAAGTAGGAATAGCTTCAATTAATCCTGTAGCCAATCCTTTAATAATTTCAAGTGCTCCAGAAATTAAAGAAGAAACATTTTCCGCAGAAGTTAGATTAGTAACAAAAGAAGTAATGAGTTCTGCGGCCGTGGTGATCAATGTCGGCAGATTTTCTCCAATACTAGTGGCTAGTTGAGTAACCATCTGCACAGCACCAGTTGCTATTGATGGAGCATTGTCAATTAGATATTGAGCAAAACTAGTAATTACAGAAGTGGCTGTACTTACCAGGTTTGGAATATTCTCAATGACAAGCTGAGCTAACTGAGAAATAAGTGAAGTAGCCGCACTTGCTAAGCCAGGTCCATTCTCAGTTATGAAATTACCCAATGTAGTAACTAACTCTTGTCCTGTCTATTTAATTGAATCAAAATTATCTGAAATTCCTTGTAATAGTGCTGTTAATAATTGTAAACCAGCCTACAATAAAGAAGGAAGTACCTCAGTAATAATTGAACTTAATCCTTCAATTACTCTTGGGATAATTTCTGGAATTGCTGTAGTGATATTTTCTAGGATTTGCTGGACGGCGGGTATAATGTTATCAAGAGCAGTCTCAACTGAATCCATAAGCTCATCTACAGATTCCCCAATGTCCGCATTTCCTTTACCTAAGTCAGTAACTAGGTTTTCCCATGCGGACTTCATAGAGTTTACGCTACCTTCAATCGTAGTTGATGCCTCTGTTGCTGTAGTACCAGTAATACCCATTTCAGTCTGGATAATATGGATAGCTTCAGTTACATCAGCAAAGGAGTCGATTGAGAGGTTAGCCATTTCGCCATTAGCCTCTTTTACTCTGTTAGCGTCCTCAATAAGACGCTCCATCTCTTCCTTAGTACCACCATAACCTAATTTAAGGTTATCAAGCATGGTGTAGTTTTGTTTTGCAAACCCTTGATACGCATTTTGAATAGACTCCATAGAGGTGCCCATTTTATTTGCGTTATCAGACATATCAATAATAGCCTGATTAGCATATTCTGCGGCAGAGGCTGTATTACCGTTTAAACTCTAAAGTAGAGAAGCGGAGAAGCTAGTTACAGTCTCCATGTACTAGTTAGCAGAAATACCCGCAGTTTGATATGCCTAGTTAGCGTATGCCTCAATCGTACTTGCGCTACTTCCAAATAGGGTTTCAACACCGCCTATTAGCTGCTCATAAGAAGCATAGCTGTTAGTTGCTGCGACCGTTAAGCCCGCAACCGCAGTAGTAGTAGCCGCAACCGCTGTAGCTGCGGCTTTGAATCCTGTTGAGATTGCTCCTCCTATTGCATTGGCGGCTGACCCTAGAGGACCGCTCAAGCTACTTGCAAGACCACTAACTGTATTAGTAGCCTCTGACGCATCAGCTTTTATGTGTAATACGAGCTCGCCTAAATCTAGCATTGTCAATTCCCACCTTTACCAAATCGTTTTCGTAAGGCTTCTTTGTTCGGAGCAGTCTGAGTTAGTAACCAACATTTCTCTAGGTATTCCTATCCTTCTTTAGTCTAACTCATTTTATCTACGAACGCATCCCTCACCAAAACCTTAAAGGTATAACAATCTAGCTCAACTACATCATTGAAAGAGAGAAGAGTATATTCACTCACCAATCTTATTGCTTTTGTTGGACTGTCAAGGTAAGGTTTATACTCTTCATCAGTAGCAGGCAAAGATGGGATTATTATTCCCCCAGTGTTTTGGCGGTTGTGTTAAAGTAGTCCTTAATTACTAGCATCATAGTTTTAAGATCCAGCATTTGCTGAATTTGATCCTCGGTATAGACTTTACCCTGAGTATTTAAATTAAAAATCTCTGTAAGAACGGAAGTAATACCATTAAGTGCGGCAATAGGATCTGTTTTGCCAATATTCTGAATATCCATCAGTTTCATCAATAGCCCTTGAGTTGGGAGCTTCAAAGTAAGAATTTCACCATCGGGCATTTTAATCTCATAAAGAGTATTTTTATTAGTCATAGTAGTTAGGTCTAACATAGTTATATTCCTCCTAAAAATTTGTTATAATAAAATAAGGGCCCACTCACTAAGGAGCAGGCCCATTAAATCATTCTTCGCCAGTTACAGTACTATCCTCTTCCTCGTAGATAATGAGGGTTCCGTTACTGTCAGCAGGCTGGGCCTTAAATTCAGCATTAATTACAGTTTCCTGGTCTTTGGCAAAGGCCATTTCAAAACCAGCCTCGTTACTACCAACAATAGTAATACGAATGTCACCGTCAACATCATCTGTATGAACAAAGCGGATTACATATTGCTGACCAGAGTAGTTAGCAATACCACCAATCTTTACAGTACGCTTGCCGGCTGCGGTCTCGTCTACTGTGGCAGTAGAAGTTAATTTTGCAAGAGTGCTGCCATTCCAAGTCATGATACCAGAGCTCAGAATAACTTCCTCTTCAGTTAAATATTTCTTAGAGACTAGGCCCAGATCGTCTTTAGCCTCATAGAAAGTTGGGGTATAAGTTAAAGTAGCGCCGCCCTGGATTAAACCTAAGAGATTAGCATCTACTTCAAGAGTAGTACTCTCAGGAATGGTTCCAGTATAAGCAGTTACATAAAGTTTTCCGCTACCTAAAACGATTCTTTCTGTATTAGCCATTATAGCTTACCTCGCTTTTCTAAGTAATATAAAGATACAGTATTGTGTGAATTGTCTTGGTATCATAGTCATAAATCTAACCGCCACCATTTAAATAACACTAATTGTATCCTAGTTTACTCTAATCACCAACGGTAACAAGAGCAGAAAGAATTGCGGACTTGGCGGTCTAAGACGCCGCAAGGGTCTTAGTGATAATCCTTAATTCTAGTTGAGTTACAGCAACCGCCCCACTATCTGAATATGGTACTATTTTATAAGTTACACAATCCTCGATAGTGTCTGAGAAAAGAGGTCTGACTGGAAGGCTGGTTGCTTGTTCTATTGCTTTAATAATTTGTTCCATTATATCAGCCCCTGAAATAATTGAAGTATTCTATCTCTATTCTCGTCCCCGGCGGGTTTTAAGAATGGTTTGGCTGTCTGTCTAGAAGTTCCGGCCTCTACATAAGGAGCATATTCAACATTTGTCCCTACTAAACCTTCTACTTCATTACCATCTTTTTGCACCTGATAAGTAAGGCTTCCTTGTAATCTACCGGTATCAACTGGACATCTCTACTTAGCACTATCTTGAACTAAGACACAGGCTTCTTTCATTTTCTGCTCAAGCCTTTGCTCAAGCTGCTAGATAACCTCTTTATCTTTTATTTTAATCTCATAATCAGCCATGTTGGTATTCCTTTAAATATAAGAATCTTTCTCTCCCAGCTTCAACAATAAATCTTACCTCATACTTATTATCAATTAAATCTCCTATCTATGGGAGGGTTGAGAAGGTGGTGGCGATATACTCGCATTGTGTGACACTTATATCATTTTCAGTGTTAAAAGCATGAGTATTTAAGCTGAGAAATAAAACAGCCGAACCAGATTCAATGTAAGTAGATATTTCCTAATTATAGCTATCAGTAGTTACTTGTGGCTTATAAACTGTGTATTTCTTAGATGCTGAATTAAACATTATAAAAGAACTATCCTTTTAGCTCTCCCACCAGCCGTTGCCGCACATTGATCTAATAAATTAGTAACAAGAGCAGAATAGCCTGTGGTAGAGAAGGTTTCTGTAAGTCCAGAGAAAGATTTAGAACTAACTCCTTCTGAACCTAATTTGTTCCAGTCCTCTATTACCATTCTTATGATAATAGTGTCATAGTCAGTTGAATATTCATCTAAGCCACAATAAAGAAGCAAATAAGCCTTAGCATTATTTATCAATAGAGAAATGAGTTCATCCTAGCCATCTGCGGCCGGGCCGAGGAGTAGCAGTATTTTATCAAGCATAATATCTCCTCCATAGTTGGGAGATTGGTCAATCAACCAATCTCCCTATCAAATTAACCAGCAGCAGCGTTCTTATCTAACTTAACAACCTTCTTGGCGTCAGTAAGAGCAACAACATTGACAGTGTTAGCAACCATAGTAGTAGCACGCTTCTCAATGTCGCGGTCAGTTTCAACGCCATAGCCCTTCTTCATAAATACTGTGACAGCTTCCTTAGTAGCCAGATAAGCGGTACCCTGAGCCAGAAGAGCAGAAACATAAACGGGAACGCCGCAAACAGAACCAAGACCAGAAGTATTGGTATTATCCTTCACATACTGGCTCTTAGCAATAGCATCCTTAATCAGAGTCACATAGTCAGCTTTACTAACAAGCAAGAACTTATTAGAAGCATTAATAGTCTCATCATCAGGGAAAGTAGCAAGAGCATCAAGGACAGAAGCCACAGTAGGAGTCCAAGAATTGATAACCTGAGTAGCCTTAGCCATCTCAGCAATTACTTCCTTATTCAGACTATTGGTAATAGCAGTAGGAAGCTGGCCAATAACAGAATCAATAGCAGTAGGATCAGCCATGCCCTGTTCATCGAAATACTTAGCAGTAGCCTGAAGAGTTTTTACACGGTAATCAGCCTCGGTAAAGTCAGTACCCACATAAGTAGTATTGGCATTACCCATAGCCAGTCTCTCAGCCTCACCAGAAGGAGTATAAGTGCGGACACTAATCTGCATACCAGGTGCGGCAGAAAGAGAATAATCAACAGTAGCGAAGTTCATCATATCAAGAGCAGTGTTAAGAGCGCTCTTAATCTTAGTCTGAACAACCTCATTATCAAATAATGTAATGTCACTAACACCATTAGCGGTCTTAGTGGTATCATAAATAGTAGCCATTTAAAAAACCTCTCTTTATTTTAAATTTGCGCCAGTCGTCTATAAAGCTCGGGATCACTCTGCTTTAACTCTAGCATTTCCGCATAAGACAACTTAGCAAACTCGTCTTGAGTCATTTGTTTATTCACAGCAACGGATTTCTTAGGTGTAGAACCCGTCATTCTTTTCTCAACTTCAGCCTTAACACTAGCCTTGAAAGCCTCTTCCAAAGTCTTAATGTTTGCGGCCATGGTATCAGCATCTTCCGCAACAACAAAGTCAACAAGAGCCAAAGATAAGCCCTTGTCCGCAAGAATCTTACTGGCCTCATTCTTATTTTCCATCAGTGCCAGTTCTCTTTCTTTTGCGGCTATAGCTTCTTCTCTCTGCTTAAGCTGATACTCATACTTTTCTTGCTCGTTCATTTGAGCTAGTTTTTGAGCCTCCCGCACAGCAGCTTCATTTTTCTTCTCTTGTTTCTTTAAAGCTGATGTTACTCTGCGGTCAGTCTCTTTTTGCAGTAAAGCCTGAACCTCTTCCTCAGTATAGGTCTTAGGAGTGGTTTCAGTATCTACCTCTTTAGTCTCAATGGTCTCAATGTTTTCCATATTAAAATCTCCTTTAGTTTTATTCTTTTGAAGAATAACCCTAGTTACTATATTAAAGAGTTATAGCTCTAAGACTATCCCTCACTGTTCTATTATATCTTAAAAATTGAGTTAGGTCAATAATAAATATTTGTCCAAAAAAATTTTATTCCGCAAGATAAAGTTCTGCCATAAGTTGTTTTAACAGAGCTTCTTTTTCTGCTTTTTCTTGTTCCTCAGCAAGTCTTTGATTTTCTTCTTGAATAGCTAAATACTCTTCTTCTGTAATTTCAATGTATTTACTGATAGGTAAATCAGAGCAGACTAGAACTGTACCATCGCCATTCTTATAAAAATACATCATGCACCACTCCTTAAACTATAAATAGCCGCTACATAGGCTCTTTCAGCTAACATATAACCTTGTTGTATTTCAAAAGGCCCCTGTTCAGAAGAGTGAAGTTCTGTAGTATAGAAATATATAGAATGATCTTCTGCCTTGTAAGTTATCCAACCAAAACTTTTATTATAGGCGGCGGAACCATATCCTTTATACCCTCTACCAAAATCAATTCCTTGATAGTAGCTAGAGGAGTAATTACTCATATAAGTGCCAAGACAGGCATAATAAATATTTCCTTCTCCATCTTGAATAGTTCTCTTGTAGAGGTCTGGACAGAATATATAAACAATATGTCTAGATGTAGCAGTAGAAACACTACTATTATTATTTCCACCAATACCAATAAGAAATTTAATATCTTCAAGAGCAATAGAATCAGGTAATACGATACCTCTATCGGCAGAACTTCCACTTTCCCACCAACTATTACCATAGTCTGTAGTATTGGTAATGAAGTCTAATGCACCACCGCCTGTAGGTAATGCTGTAATTGCGGCGGCCATCTCACTAGGCTTGTATAAGGTAGCCTCTCCATTCTTGCCTCTAATGGCATCAGCAATGGCAGAATAATATTGGTTATCTGTTGTAACAATAGCCATCAGTAATTCACCTCATCCCCATCAGGTAAAGCTGCTAATACATCATTAACAATTTCCTGTTTGTCTGCGGCCGTCCAGTAATCCGTTCCTTTAATCGGGGTATATCCATCCTGACCTGCGGGTCCCTGAATACCTTGGATTCCTTGTGGCCCTTGTGGTCCCTGGTCGCCAGTATCACCCTTATCGCCCTTAGCACCATCGGCTCCCGCAGGTCCTTGTTCTCCCTGGGGTCCTTTAATATTGACAGTAGAAACGCTTGGCATACCAGACTTGCTAGCAGTCCAACTTAGATCGCCAGATTGGTCAACTGATGGAGTGTAATATCCACCATCTTCTCCGTCTTGGCCTGGGTTACCTTGTGGTCCCTGAGGGCCTTGTTCACCATCTTGGCCATCAGCACCAGGAGGTCCTTGAATACCTTGAGGACCTTGCTCACCAGGGATACCTTGAGGTCCTTGGTCACCCTTTTCTCCCTTTTCACCAGGATCTCCTTTTGGACCTTGAGCTCCATCTTGACCAGGTTCACCAGTCTCTCCCTTAGGGCCTTGAGGTCCAGTATCTCCTTTAGGTCCTTGTGGTCCAGTCTCTCCCTGGATGCCTTGATCTCCCTTAGGTCCCTATGGCCCAGTTTCTCCTGGGTCACCTTTATCGCCCTTAGCACCATCGGCTCCCGCAGGTCCTTGTAATCCCTGAGGACCTT